TTTAAGCAAAGCCATGATGGAAGGCGATACAATAAATCAATTCCAAAATTTAGGCTTTTCACTAGAAGAATCAAATGAATTTATACTTAAAAACCTAGAAGTACAAAGACGTCAAGCTAGATTTAGAAATAGAGACGGTAGTTTAAGCGAAACGGCAATGCTAGAAGCTAGTTTGCGTATGGCTAAAAGTTTAGATGTAATGGCAAAGGTTGCAGGCAAACAACTAGACCAAATGCAGGATGAAATAATCAATAGGCAAAGAGTTGGAGCAACAGATGCTAAACTACGTCTATTAGAACAGCAAGGTATAATAGGTGCAAGAGATGCCTATGACAGAGCAAACGAATCTCTTGCTGGTGCACCTAAAGTAACAAGAGATTTATTAGCAGAACTTGTGCAAACAGGAGCACCTATGTCTGCGGCTACTAAACAATTTGCGGCTTTGAATGGAGAAGCATATGACGCTTTGCGTAAACAAGCAAACGCTATTAAGAGTGGTGACACAGAAGCAGCCGCTAAATTAGGTCAACAAGCTACAGCGGCTACAGTTAAGTCAGTAAGTAGCACACAAAATCTCACAGTGGCAACACTAGCAGGAGTTAGTGAAATAGCTCAGAATCAAGCAAACGTATTGGAAGAAACAAGTCCATTAATTGACCAAATACAAAACACAGCAAAACGAACCGGTGTAGCTTTGCAAACAACTGAAGATTATGTAAAAGTCTTCAATAGAATATTAGAAGAAGCGGCAACAAGGACAGATACCCAGGCTGCAGGTGCAGGGCAAGATCAAGAGTTAAGTGTAACTGTAAACGAAATACAAAAAGGTCTAGCCAACACTGCTTCTGAGTTGAATAAATTTATTGGTCAGCAAATAAGAGGACAGACAGAAATAGCAAATATGTTAGATGGTGCGGCAAAGGAAATTACTAGAGGACTAGATTTAACAACACAATTTTTTAAAGGTATTAATAATGATCCGGCTAATCCAGCTAACTTGCCGCCAGAACAAGTAAACAGCTTACAAGCAGAAATAGACAGCGGTTCCGCAACTGCTGAAAGATTAGCTGAAATAGGGCGTATAGTAGATGGAATGGGCTATATGATTGATGATGAAATGCAAATTGTCAAAAAAGCAAGACTGTTAGGTGGTATGGTAAACAAAGGCAAGGTATACACAATAGGCGAGCAAGGACCAGAAACATTTGTACCAGGCATGGACGGCGCAATTATACCTAACATGAAGAGCATGCTTAATAAAATGCCAGATCTAGCAAAACAAATGAGCAATAACTTTAGTCCTGCTAACATGCGGAATATGATGAAAGCACAACCAGATATGTCTAAAACATTGCAAGATGAGATAGCTATGCTAGGTGCTCCAGTGTCAGAAGCGGCTAGAACTGCGGCTGTAAACATGCAAAATAGCCAATCTGTAGAAGAAAAACTTGACATCCTGAACCAAAGTGTGTTACAATTAGTTGGTATAAATAACATGCAGGCACAAATTGGTAACAAACAAATTAAAACTATGCGAAGTACCGGTAATTTCATGCAGGGGATAGGTAGAGTATAAATGAGTTGGAAAAAATATTTCACTCCGGTGCAAACTGGAGATAACATAGCTGGAAGCTATTCACCTATCAGCGGACAAGGATCAAACGGGCGTCCAGGACCAGCAAGGTCTAATTATTCATCTTATTTGCCTGATGTTTATGTTGGATCACCCAATAGAGTAGAACGTTACGGACAATACAATACAATGGATAATGATAGTGAGGTAAATGCCGCACTAGATATCCTTGCAGAATTTTGCACACAAAAAAATGACGAGAACGGTACAAATTTTACTTTTCAATATAACAAACATGCGACGAACAATGAAATTAAAATTCTTGGTGAATATTTAAAACAATGGTGTAAAATTAATAATTTTGAAACACGTATGTTTAGAACATTTCGTAATGTATTCAAATACGGCGATGCAATATTTTTGAGAGATCCAGAAACAAAAAAATTATTTCATGTAGATCCTGCAAAACTTACACGTATTATTGTTAACGAATCAGAAGGTAAAAGACCAGAACAATATATTATCAAAGAAGTAAATTTAAATTTTAAAGAAATGGTAGCTACGACTCCTCATATTACACAAGGTGCTATGGGAACACCAGGTGCAAGTTTACCAGGCGCAAGTTATCAAACTGGTGGTGCTAGAGGAATGGTAGGCGGAGTTAATGTACCGCCTGGATCAAGATTTACTATTGAAGAAGGCGAAACTGCAATTGATGCAGAACATGTAGTTCATTTAAGTTTATCAGAAGGGTTGGACAATAACTATCCATTTGGTAATTCATTACTAGAAACTATTTTTAAAGTATTCAAGCAAAAAGAATTATTAGAAGACGCAATTATTATTTACAGAGTGCAAAGAGCACCTGAACGTAGAGTATTCTACGTTGATGTGGGTAACATGCCATCACACCTTGCTATGCAATTTGTGGAGCGTGTTAAAACGGAAATACACCAAAGACGTATCCCATCGGCGACAGGCGGAGGCACAAATGTTATAGACAGTTCTTACAATCCGTTGTCAATCAACGAAGACTACTTCTTTCCGCAAACAGCTGAAGGACGTGGATCTAAAGTTGAAACACTACCCGGCGGTACTAACTTAGGTGAAATAGACGACCTACGTTATTTTACAAACAAACTTGTGAGAGGTTTGCGTATTCCAAGTTCTTATTTGCCTACAGGAGCAGATGATGCAACATCTTCCTACAATGACGGTAGAGTAGGCACAGCGTTTATCCAAGAATTAAGATTTAACAAATATTGTGAGCGTTTACAAGGATTAATAATTGAAGAATTCAATCAAGAATTTAAGCGTTATCTTTTAGAAAAAGGTGTTAACATTGACACTGCAATGTTTGATATTACTTTTGAACCACCACAAAACTTTGCGGCTTATAGACAATCAGAATTAGATAATGCAAGAGTTCCAACATTTACACAAATGAGTGCAATACCTTATGTGTCTAATAGATTTGCAATGAAACGTTTCTTAGGCATGAGTCCTGAAGAGATAGCAGAAAACGAAAGATTATGGCGTGAAGAAAATGATGAGAATCTGGATACGCCACCACAAGATGCAAGTGCTGAAATGAGAGGTGCAGGTATTAGTTCTGCAGGTATTAGTGCTGACATTGAAGGTGCAGAAGATATTGCACCAGGGGATGCAGGTGCAGAGATAGGACAAGAAGCTACTCCACCTGACACTGTTACAGGTGGCGGAGCAACAGCTCCAGGCGCACCAGCGGCAACAACTGATCAAACGATATAAATACTACTATGATACTGAGAGAAATATTTTATTACGATAAAGAAACTGTAGAACCGATCGAAGACGATCGTTATGAACCTCAGTATGATGATTCTATAGTTGATTTAGATGATACAAGAAAAACTAGATTAACACTACGCCAAATCAACCGTGCAAGGAAAGCAAGCGAGCTACATACTACTGAAAAGTCTGAAGAGTTAGACTTTGTAAGAGCAATGTATGGAATAGCGGCGCAAGCGGCCGCTGCCGGTGTTTAATGCCCAAGTTAGATAAGACGCAATATTCAAAAGAAGAAGCAGCTCGTTTAATGGAAATTAGACGTTTAGAAAAAGTATCTCGTCAAAAAAAAGAAATATTTGCTAAAAGAACAAAACCTATAAGTTTTATAGAAGAAGAACCTATTGACATTGAAAGATTTAGACATAATCAAAAGTTTGCATTTGTGTTAGGAAATGGTGTAAGCAGAGGATTTGTTGAGCCGCAAGACTTAAAAATATACGGTCCTATATACGGATGTAATGCTTTATATAGAACTTTTAGACCAGATTATTTGGTTGCAGTAGATGTTAAAATGGTTCTTGAAATAAACAAATCAGGTTATCAAAATAAAAATCAAGTCTGGACAAATCCTAATAATTCATATAGAGGCATACAACATTTAAACTTTTTCCAACCTAGCAAAGGATGGAGTAGTGGTCCAACTGCTTTATGGTTGTCTGCTCAACATAGACATAATCAAATCTATATTTTAGGTTTTGATTACAGGGGTTTAAATGATGGACAACGTTTTAATAATTTATATGCAGATACACCTAATTATAAACGTTCACAAGACGGTGCTACATTCTTCGGAAATTGGCTTAGACAAACAGTTTCTGTAGTAAAAGAGCATCCAGAAACACAATTTTATCGTGTTATAGCACCAGATAATTACTGTCCTGACGAACTAAATACTCTTGAAAACTACAACACAATTAGTATAAAAGAGTTTAAAACACGGTTTGTTTTACCGTAAATAATCAAAACGGCTCGTTTTGAGCCTATTTCTACGCATATTTCCCAATAAATAGTAAATACAATGACAGCCTTACCATAGGTAAAATTATTTATAGGAGAAAAAAATGGCAGATCGCAATAAATTTGAAGAAATGCTTGAGAAACTTGTCAACGAAGACAAGGCAGGAGCAGAAGAACTATTTCATGAAATAGTTGTAGAAAAATCAAGAGACATATATGAAGGATTACTTGAAGCTGATCTAGAAGTAGATGAAGCTGATGACGAAGAGACAAAAGAATCTTCTAACGATGAAGAAGTCGATGAAGCATCAAAGGACGAAGAAGTAGATGAGTCCGATGAAGAAGAAGTTGATGAAGCATCAAAAGATGATGACGAAGACGTTAAAGAAGATTTTGATCTTGACGAATTTGAAGTAGAAGGTGACCCAGCAGACGACATGATGGATAAGATGGGAATGGACGACGACGGTGAAGGCGACATGGACATGGATATGGACATGGACGGCGACAGCGATGACGAAGATTTAGAAGACCGTGTTGACGATCTTGAAACTGCGTTGGATGACCTTAAAGCAGAATTTGATAAAATGATGGGCGACGACGAAGGCGGCGACGAAGAAGGTGACATGGACATGGATATGGACATGGGCGACGAAGGCGAAGCTGAAGACGAGTCTGTTGCATTAGAATCTAAGGATGACGAAGAAGTAGATGAAGCGTCAGACGAAGAAGTTGACGAATCAGATGACGAAGAAACTGATGAATCAACAAAATCAGAAGCAGAACAAATGCGTGAATATGTTGAAAAAGTAGCAGGCGGTGGACTTGATGCACAAAAAATTGGCGGCGACAATGGCGCTAATACAAAAAGTCCAGTAGCAAGCAAAAACGACATGGGCGGTGATGCTTCAAACTTGGTAGCAGGTGGCGAAGCTGACACAGGCGGAACAGCAGGCGGATTAGCAGGTAACACACCAAAGGTGGACGACCATAAAAATGTTAACAAGCCAGGCGGTAAAGCAGGTAAGTCAATGAGCAACATGCCAAAAGGCCATGGCGCAGAGAAAAAAGGCGCAGGCGACACAGCAGCCAATAAGAAACCTGTAATTGGCGGTTAAATTAAGTTAGGAAGTTTTGTATGGTTAATTTACGAGAGCATTTGACATTCGACCAGGCACAGATTGTTGTGGAGAATGCCAACGAAGGAAAAGACTTGTATATGAAAGGTATTTGTATA